AAGAAGGTTCGGCGACGGGTCGCGTGAAATTTCACGCGATCTAGGGTTTAGAGTGAAATTTCACGGAAGGTGCCCATATTTGGGAAAAAAATGTGCGTGACCTCACTTTTCGACGCGCGGAGACCCATGTGTAAATTTCAAAAATTACACGATGAGTGGATGGCGGCACCGTACATGGAGGATGTCGATCTCACAATACACGGTATCTCAAGTCCATTAAAAAACGTCCACGTCGATGACGACACCATCTCCGCGCTCTGTAGGGGTTTGATCTATACGATAGACCACGAGAGTTCCGACTGGGGGCGCGTGGGAATCACGGGATATTTCGTCGTTGATATAGTGTTGCGATACACGTGCACGGCCGTAGCGAAGGGGGTTGACATAGCGGTGGAACTACTCGAGGCTCTGCGTGAAGGTGAGTTTAACCCCGACGGGCTCGGCAACGATTACATGGAATTTACGGGGTCGATCCATAAATTCTATGAAAAGTATTTCGACGATGACACGGGTAAACGACGCGTCGAGAAAGACGTGACCGCTTCGCTCAGAAAGATACAATCCGTTCTCGACGTCGCAAACCAACGCACAATCACGGAGGGTGAGTACGTCGACGCGTGCGGAGCCGTCATGTCCCTGTTTAGCGATTAGTGAGAAACAACTGAGTCGCTCCATTGATCATATCACCGTCACCGGGATAACCGTTTGTTGCGTACGCCCCGGACACGTGACCGGCGAAAGATTCAATTGCCTTACGAAGGAGCATGTTAAACGCCTTCTCAGAAGCATATATTGTCGCACCTCTCATATTAGGAATTTGTTTTATGGCTTTCCACAGGAGTTTCAGAATCTTGATAAGTTTTTGTAAGACGCCCCAAAATTCTATACCAAGGTTTCTAACTTGCCCATGTATCCTATCCCATCGCCCATCCCCCCTTTGATTATACTCCCTAGCAAAAATGTCCACAAGTCTGTGCATGTAAAATGCCACAAATAACCCAGCGAACGATAGATTTACTAAATATGGTTTACGCTGGAAAATCAATCGCCAAAAATCCGCTCTGCGAGTGGTTGGAGCAAGGGTGTTTGCCCACGTTGAATCAATTCGACCGAAGAAAATTTTCCAAGAGCGAGTCCATGTCCCGAGATTCGGTAGGTTAAGATTTCTTCTAAAATTCCCAAATATGGGAATGTCAGGAAGCATGCGGTACACGACGTGCGCTATGGCGGCAAGGAGCACGCGCGGATTATCGAATGTTTTCGCGTACTCCATGATCACGCGTGCCTGACCCGCGTTAAAACCAAGCACATCCTTCAACGAATTGACGATCGCCTGCTCACCCTGTTCGCGTGTAAATAGTACCTGTTTCACGAGACGCCGTCCTATATGACTTCGCCGGTTGCGATTCGATTCACCAGGAATGAGACCATGCACGAGTTCGGCATTCCGCCTTTTCTGTTTATTGGTTCGGAAATTGACCATCTTACAATACGTGTACATTTTTTTGGTTCATGACTCATGCACAGTCAATATGAGTCATGAAACAAACGTTTACATTTGAAATTTCAGGGGTAGCTTAACGGGAAATGTCCTGGGCGAACGGGTTGGACGCGAGCTGTTGCGACGCGAGGCCGAGCGTGCGCGCGTGGGGGTTGACCGTGTCCTTGTGCGGGTTCATATCCTGGTGCGTCGGTTGCACGTACTGTTGCGTCCATCCGCCCGAGACGGGTCCGAAACGCGAGTCCATGCGCGTTTGGTCCATGCGAACGGACGAAAGCGCACCACCCGCCTTGAGCGCGTTCTCGCGCACGTTCATGCGCCCAGGGTTACCGATTCGGTTCGCTTGCCCGCGTCGGTCCTCGGGTCGGAATCCGCGCGCCATGAGTTCTTCGTTCGTGCGTCCGACCTGAGCGGCGGGGGACTGTTCGTATCCGTGACGCCACATGCTCACTCCCGGGGACGGTTGGTTCGAGTACGCGAACTGCGTGTCCGCGTCAGACTTGAATCGCGTCGGCGCCTGCGGCATCGTCTGCGCCGAAATGACGCGCTGCGCGGGCGCGTATTGAAGGCCGTCGTCGCGTATGCCGGTATCGGCGCGGTTGGTGGGAATAGCGCCCTTGACGTGTTCGCCTCGGGGCGTCGTGCCCGAAAACGCCGCGCGACCGCGCACGGTCGGGAGTCGCTCGGGGAGGTACGCGGTCTTTTCGGGTCTGTTTCGTCCGAGCTCTCCGAACACCGTGCCTCGGCCACCCGTTTGGTCCGCGCCGTGGTTCGTGCGACCAGGCAGTTGGTGCATGCGGTACTCACCGACGTTCGTCGGATTCACGCGGAACAATTGTTGATGGCCCCCGATCGCGGGCACGCTCGGGTCAACGCCTAAACCTGGGCCGACCTGTTGTCGTTCCACGGGCGACAGGTTATTCATTCGCCCGACGTCGTGCATTCGATCGCGCATGCCGAGGAGTTCGGCACCGGAAGAGCGCGCCTGTGGCGCGATTTCACCGAAATTGCCTTGTTCACGCTTTTGCGTGACGGGGAACGGGATGTCCTCCTGCGGTTCCCACGCGGGCACGGAATCCACTTCTTCCTGGTACTCGACGTGCGCGTTCGTCTCACCCGCGAGTTCGAGAGGTTTCGCCGCGGTCGTTGGCTTCACAGGCGTGTCATCGCTGAGCTTACGCCCGGCGTATACCAGTCCAGCGACGGCGAGGATGCTTATGGGGTCAGCCATTTCTACTATTCGATACGATTTTAATTTAGTTTCGCGAGTATCGCTGACTGAAAAGTTCGTTCTGAACATCGGCGCGCGACGACGCGTACTCGCGCGGAATGGGCACCGGGGCGGGTGCCATGTTCGTGTGCACGGGGAAGAGAGTGTGCTGCGTCGGTTGAACGATGGCCTTGCCGAATCGGGTCGTCGATTGCGGGCGGAGTTCATCGCTCGTCTCGATGTATTCACTCGGAGCACCCTTTCCCGCCTTGTACGGCGCCGTGCCGAACAACATCGTGTTCGGGCGGACGGGCAAATGGTCGCTCGAATTTTGAGGGTAGATGAAAATTTCGTCACCGGCTTTCACGGACGGGATGACACCCGCGTTGAGGTTACTGAGTCCTGAAAGCTGCTGAGCCATTATACTATAGCGAAAGATTATTGTTTACGGCGTGCTTTGAGAGAAGCGCGACCCGAGTCGACCGCGACCGGTGCCATCATCGATGCCGCCGTATGCCTCCAATTGTGCACCTCGGGCGTTCGGGTCACACAAGGTCGGATCGGTGCGACACGAGGGCGCGCCCTTCTTTCCATAGAGCCATTCGGCGAACGCGGTTTGGTCTTCGGCGTGCCCTGGGACGCTGATGAATTGACGCGCGTGTGCGCGTCGCTGGTGCACGGGAAGAGCCGTGCGTGAGCGACCGGAATCATACATGATCCGGTCCTCGGCGAAATGTTTCGTAAAATTCGCGACTTTGTCGTACGCACACGCGGGAAGTTCGTCACCCGTGTCGGTGAGCATGACGTTCGCCATGGGATTATCCGCGGTCGGCGGTCTGCACGTGGCGTCGCCGCCGTCCACTTGGTCCACGTACGTCATCGATGCCTCGATCATGCCGTTTTCATGCATGACGTAAAGAATGGCGAGCGCCATCGCGCCGAGAATGAAGATGCGCGGGTCGCGTCGAATCGCGTACAAAATGCACGTCGCGTACACGATGAATCGAGACGCGGCGTTCACGCGATCGGCGGTCGATTGATTGTTGTTCGGCCAAAACTGAGTCACCTTGTCAGATCTCACGAGCTGCTTCATGTCACGAAACCAAACGACGGAGTCGGACATCGCTCTAGTCATTACAAGTGTACGATATTTTATTTCTTACCACCGAGTCCTAGACCTCCGAGCATCTTGGTCATCGCGCCCATGAGGTCGGACTGGTTCAATTCACCACCGCCCTTCTCGATTCCCTCCGCGCACTCCTGAGCGATGTTTTCAATCATGCCGAGCGTCTCGGATGGAAGCGCGCTGATCGTCGTGCCGAGAAGGGACAGGGTCTGAAGGTATTGCCACACCGCGGCTTGCGTGTTCGGGGACATGGTCTGCCAGGACGCGGCGAGGTTGAGGTCGCGAAGTCCCTCGACGTTACGCAAATCGTCGATGAAAGTCGCGTCCTGAGCCGCGATTTTTTGGGAGTACGGCGCGATGGATGTCATGAACGTGTCGACGACCTTGCGCGGGTTCGCCGAACGCATGAGCTCGAATCCGGCGATGGCTTTCGTCACGCCCTTTTCGTTTGGTAATGTCTTCTGGAGCTCACTGAGGAAGGTCGCCATCATGTCATTAAATGCACCGACGGAGGCCATCCTGGTTTCGTGTACGTACTGTCTACTCATAAATTCATTTCTCTAAATTGCCGCGATATCAATCATCGAAATGGTTCGGTCGAGATCGTCTCTCTTTGACCCATCCCATTAGAGACGATGACATACACCAAAATTCCAACGAGCGCGGCGGGTTTCGCGTACTCGACGAGCTCACGCGGGCCTTCGTTATTGATTTTAGCCTTGAAATGGATGTACGCGGCAGTGGTGCACGCGGCGATCACCGCCGCGGACGCGGGGTCGCGAAGATAATCCACGATTTCGGATGATTGACTCATGTGTCTGTATTACATTAGGTGCACAAAATTTATCTTCGGCGCACGCGGGCGTCGGGTGCGTTCGAGAAAAACGTCGCGGGCTGCTGCTCGACCGTGGCCTGTGGTCCCGGCGCGGGTGGGCGCGGTGGACCGAATTCATTGATCACGGGCGGACCCGATGTCGGCGCGGGCGTCGGTGCCGTCTCCGCCGTCGTCGGCGGCGCTTCGACGGGAGCCTGCACGGGCATGGTCTTCACCTCCTCGTGCGGCTCTTCTTCCTCGTATTCACCCTCGTCCTCGTATTCTTCTTCACCCCCTTCTTCGCCGTCGTCATCGTCGTCTGAGACGATGTCGGGGTCCTCACCGTCGACGACGTCTTCGCTCAGATCGATGTCCTTGCTCTCGGCGTCATCTTCGGGCGCGGGGGCCATGTACGTCGAAAGAATTTCCTTGATCGGGATCAATTCCTTCACGCTGTCTTCGATGACTTTGGAGAATCGAAGGCGGAGATCAGCGTCTCGCTTTTGTTCGGATATGTCATCACCGAAAATGTACGGGTCGGAATAGATCGCCTTCGCAGCGTTTATGTACACGGTGTGCGTGAACGTCTCGTTGCTCGGCATTTTCAGAGAAATCTTACGAGTGTCCTGACGAAGACGCACCGAGCTCATTATCTTCGTCGACGCGACGAAAACGGCCGCGAGCAAATCGCTGAAGTACGAACACGAGTCGACGACCGCGTCGGTGTGGCCCTTGACCATGGAATTCGACCAGTTCGGGGTGTCCCGGAGAAGCGCCTGGAACGCGACGAGCACTTTTTTACCCTTGGACGTTTTCGCGGCTTCCTGATACATGCGATGGAACACGTCGATCATGGGATCGCTCATGCACGCGGCGAGTTGCGCGGTGTATTCTTTCTTGGCCTCGACAAGAACGGATAAATCGCTCATGTTTGCTTATTTACTTTACTACATGAAGGTATAATTATTTCTCTAAGCCTGATGCGGTTTTTTTCCAGTAGGCGCGCGGTGCCGTGTGACGACGACGTCGTTTCCGAATCCGCGCGACCACGTTCACGGCGTCGCGGTACCCATTGATCGCGCGCGTACACTGATCGGCGATGGCGATGATCTGAGCGTTCCGTCGGTCGCGCTCGCGCGAAATTTCGCCGATTTCGTCCTGCATAGCGCTCTGTACTTTGAGAGAGAGCTCTATGTTTTTCTTGAGACGCTCGTTTTCGGAGCGGAGATCGTTCACTTCCGAAAGCGCGCGCGATCTTTCCACGGGCGCGGGGCCGTCGTCGACGTTGGACGGTTCGGCCGCGCGCGAGGGGTTCCGCTGTTTACGCGCGTGCCCGCGTCGAAAGTCTCGCGTGAATGATATCTTCATCGAAACGCGTGTCTGATAATGACGCCATATCGCGTGTCTAGGGTTTAGAATCTATAACCTGGCACTCCACTTGAGGAGGTAATTTTTCATGCACTTGCGCTGCTCCTCCGTCGAATTGATGGTCGTGGTCGTGTACGTGCCGTGTTTGTCGTCGGACGTCGCCTCGTACTCGGTTCCCCCTTGGTATTCCGCCTCCGCGAGAACAGTTTTCGAAATCGTGCTCACGAGCGCGGGTGTGACAGTCGCATCTTGTACACCCGATACATTGACGTTTTCAATCTCAATACAGCATATGTTCCCATAATTCTGATTGGTCGTTTTATCCCACTGGCGGAACTCGCCCTTGACGGTCGAGCGCGGTACCTTCTCGGCATTGGCTTCGCACGCGAGCTTTTGCGCGTATTCCTTTGTCGTTGTCACGGGCATGTCACCACACTGTTCGATCTCCGGCGGTATGCGTTCAACCTTGTGGATCGGAGTTCCCGAACAATCGTACGAGCTATACGCCTTGAACACGATGGGTTTCACCCACGTCGCGTCGTCCTCACCCTCGCCCTCGCCCTCGCCCTCGCCCTCGCCCTCGCCCTCGCCCTCGCCATCCGTATCGTCGTCACCATCCGTATCGTCGTCCGTATCGTCGTCGGTGCTACCGGAGGAACCCCCTGAACCATTATCGTCGTCGCCATCGCCAAACATCGAGAAGACCGCGGCGACGCCGCCCAGTGCGACGAGCAAACACACGGCGCCCCCACATAAAATAACGAGCGCGATGACCGTTCGTCGATTCATCTATCATACGCGCACAAAAAAAGTTTATTTCCACTGACTGGCGGCCTTCTTCAAATTCACGAGCGATGGAAACTCGAAGTCGTCGTCGGCGAGTGTCGGCGCGCCCGACGTTTTCATCTTCTTCGATCGCGCGCTCGCGGCCGCGGACGCCCAACTCACGTATATGTCCACCGTACCGACGCGCTGGACGTCGAAACCACCACGGGCGAACTGACGAGCGAGGTACCTCTGCGCCGCCTCGAGATCGAACGGTGGGTAACCAACGACGTACGTCGGGACGCGCAAAAATACCTGTTTCTGACGCATGTTCACCGCCTGTTGCAACTTGCGCTCCATCTGTTCGTATATCTTCGCGTACGTGTCCTTGAGTGTCTGACGCTTCCGCGATTCCATGGCTTCGATGACCTTGATGTCTATCATTCTTCGCCTACTGTGCGGTGCTATTTTTTTGTGCCCTGTTTAACACGGCGTCCACATCGAGTTGTACGGTATCGCGGACGATTGTGTAATCGACGAATTCGCGACCACCGCTCGATTCGTACACGGCCGTGTCCGCGGGGGAATTCACGTCGATCGGTTGCGTTCGCAGGGACACGACCTCGACCGATTCATCGCTCTTCGACTCCACCATGGCGGTCACGCTGAACCCGTGCGCGTACCCGGTCTGTTTCACCAACATGAATTGAATCTCGTACATGGTCTCGTTGTTTTCCCTGTGGCGATACGCCTTCACGGCGGTCGTCTCGATGACGTACGTCGGCACGCGCAGGCGCTGCTGCACGGCAAAGTTCGTCGCGCGCACGATTCGGTCCATCATGTCGTGTGTCATTTTCGGTTCGAATTCGTCGTAATTATTTAAATTAATTTCATCGGCCGCCAAAACGACCTCGCGCGACGGTTTTCCGTGGTCGAACCATTCGGTAAATTTCTCGCGGCGATTTGGAATCAGTGTGATCACGCACACCGCGAACGACGCGAGTACTAGGAGCCTGGTGTTGTTCATCTGGTATTTAATTACAAATTAATTATTTCTCTTTTTTTTCATCGTCGTCTGATTTCTCGTCGTCGTCGGTGTATTCCTCGTCGGTCTCCAGTGCGTCGAACCGTCGACGCCTCATGCGGTTAAGCTCCGTCAAGGGATCGGGGCCCCGCATGTCTCGGATGAATCGCCGGGTCTTAAAATAAATTAAATGCCCGATCCACAAGACGACGAAAAAACAGTCCCGGCACATCACCAGAAGGAAATCAAACGGGAACGTGTCGGGTAATCGATCGACATTGCTTTTAAAACGTTGCCAGGATTGGTCCATGGTCATCTTATGTGTGTCGAGCGCGATTTCTCTAAGTTTAAAAAATGCGAATTAAAATTAATTATGTCTCTGCTCATTTTCAGTCAGAAATGTTCACACTCGAAGGACGTCATCGCGTTCATCCAGAAGCACCCACAGCTGAAACAGATCGTTCATTACCACGACGTCAACGTTCACGGGCTCCCGATGAAATTCAGGGACAGGATCACCAGGGTCCCGACCATGCTCACGAAGAATGGAAAAATATTAATTGGGTCGGAAATAAAAAACTGGTTGCAGTCGCTGTTGCCAAACGAGCACATTTCCCACCACGAGTTTGGGAGCGCGTGTAATATGGGTGGTATCGACGGTGGCGACGTGTCCGACGACACGTTCGCGCTCGACGGGTACGGACAAGCGCTCGCACCTCCGATCACTCCGGAACTCGAGAAAAAAATTAATGCACCGGTCGGACAGGGCGCTGTGTACGAGAGCGTCGTGTGAGAGAGTTTAGAGAAATGATGCGATCAGAGTGTAGACAATGATGCGTCTCGTGACCATCCAGGCGAGCGCGTTCAAGCAAACCTTCGAGGTGCTCAAGGACATTCTAAACGACACGAACATTTATTTCACACCGAAAGGCGTGACCATATGTACACTGGACACGGCGAGGACGAGTCTCATCGACGTGCACCTCGCCGCGGACAATTTCGAGGAGTACGAATGCGACGAACCCGAGATCATCGCGGGCGTCAACATCACGAACACGTTCAAGCTGTTCAAGACCATCACCAATAACGACGTGATGACGTTCGAGATCAAACCCGGGTGCAAGGAGTACCTACACATCGAGATCACGAGCGAATCGAAGCGACAGGCGTCCAAGTTTGACCTCAAGTTGCTCGACATCAACGAGAGTCGAATCGAAGTTCCCGAAATTCCCGTCGAAAACGTCGTGACGACGACTCTGCCGTCCGCCGACTTTCAAAGGCTCTGCCGGGACATGAACAATATTGGCTCGGACATCGCGATCTCACGCACGGGGAACGAGTTGCGAATGCAATGCGAGGGGGACTTCGCGAATCAAGAAACACGAATCGATACCGTCGAGCACACCGATCACTCGTTCACGGGCGTGTACAGTCTGCGGTATCTCAACATTTTCACAAAGGCAACGGGCATGTGCTCGAGCGTTCAGCTCATGCACGAGACGGGAAATCGATTTCTCATTTTAAGTTACAACGTGGCCAATCTAGGCGAACTCAAATTTTACCTCGCGACTAAGGTATCTTCAAATCACTAGTCGTCCCCGAGAGGGTCGAAATAGTCTTCTTTAACCCGAGCGAGTTTTGTAATTTCACATAAGGAAAATCACTCTTCAGCGTCTCCTCGCGATACAGTAGCAGATCGCGTATGTTCACGACCTCGCCGTGGAAATCGCCTCGAGGGCCCGCGTAGCGTTTGATCTTTTCAGTGATGTCGCGCTGCGGTTTCCCGTTCGCATCGCACAGCGTCACCTCCGTGAGGGGGATGTGAAACGCGACATCGTCGGGTGTGTGAGGCGGCCACTCGTGCGCGGTGCGCGTGGTCAGGTACTTGTACGTCTTGCCCTTGAAATTGTACTTGACGCGGGCGATGGTGCGCACGACGCAATCGGGAACTTTGGCGAATCGGTAATCGTCGGGGTGTGTGAACTGGGTGAGAAAGCTCAGGCACGGCGTGGTGTACCACTCCCAAAATTTCTTTTCACCCAACCACGGTTCGTCCTTGACGTCCGTCGACGGTCGACCGTCGATCGTGTACTCGAGCGACGCGCGCTCGACGGAAAAATCGGACGGGCGGGTCAGACGCAACCAAAGGGCGTACGCGGGGTATATGATGTATGCGAAGAGCAGGCTTAGAAGATTCATGTCACGTAGTACTAGTGATTATGCAGGGCAACTTTCTAAGCCGATATGAAAATAAGATATCTGCGTGGGAAAAGCAAATCGTGGATGACCCCGAAAACAAGAGCGATTACGAATCGCAAATGGCCGAATACATCATAGCCTGCATGCCATACATGACGCAACACGCCGAGGACGGCGGCGCCGATAACAACAACACGGACAATGTGTTCAACGTGAAGGAAACGATCGGTCTCAAACGCAAAGACATTTACAATGAGTATCTCTATCACGTCGAAGGCGATGAGAGGGCGATGCCGTCGACGGCGTCGACGCGATCGGTGCACGAAGACAGGTGCACGTCGTGCGAGTCCACGAACGTGGTGTATTTCGAAGAGACGTCCGACATGGTCTGCGGCGATTGCGGCATGGTGATCGGATCAATAGTGTCACAAGAACTGACGTATCGCGAGGAACAGGAATCGACGAGTAAGATTGTCAATTACTCGTACAAGCGAGAAAACCACTTTCAAGAGTGGCTGTCGCAGTTCCAGGCGCAGGAAATGACGACGATCCCCGATGACGTCATCGAGCTCTTGAAATCGGAGCTGAAAAAACAGAAGATACAAAACAAATCGGAAATCACGCACGCAAAAATCAGAGCCCTATTGAAGCGCAATAAGCTCAATAAGTATTACGAACACGTCCCGTTCATATGTAACATGCTCAACGGTATCAAGGCGCCGAAGATGCCCCAGGTCTTAGAGGAAAAATTGCGCATGATGTTCAGGGACATCCAAGCGCCGTTCGACAAGAACTGTCCGTCGCAGCGCAAGAACTTTTTGAGCTACTCGTACGTCTTGTACAAATTCGTCGAATTGTTAGAGGAGGACGAGTACTTGCAATACTTCCCACTGCTAAAATCGAAAGAAAAGCTCTATCAACAAGACGTGATATGGAAAATGATATGTCGCGATTTACAGTGGGAATTCATTCCGACGATTTGAGATATCGCCTTAGAAGATTAGACGTAGACTCATTATATACATACATATGTTAAATCAATACGAACATTACGTCATCGAAGAGGCCAATTTTCACCTACAGCGCGCGAAAGAGATACTCGAAGAAGGCATGCTCGACCCCGAGAAGTACTACAGGGAATCTCGCCAACACTACGAGCACTGCGTCAAGTGCGTGCCGTTTCTGTACCTGATGAGTCAGCGGGGTCCGCAGGCGAGGAAGTCGAATCTGTGAGTCGCCGAACCTCGGGGTCCGGTGAACCCCAGAAATTGATCAGGTACGCGTCTCGCATCCCGAGCAAGCGGACATAACGTTCCAATTGCACCATTCCATCATCGTTGAGTTTTTTCACCGTTTTAAACTCAAGGATGGTCTCGCCGTTCGCGATTAGATCCGGCTTCACGTACCCACAGGACTGACCGTGGTAAAACACAGGGACGTGTCGCTCGGAGTCATAGGGTATCCCACGCTCACGAAGGGCGATGCAAAATGCTTGGTGATAAACCTCTTCCTTGTGGCCGAGGCCGAGCTCGCGTCGTATGTCACTCACGATGGCCTCCACGTCCATGGTCCAGTTTCCGTCACGGGTTCAGTGTAGGTGTCTCGTTGTGGAGTTTCTCAGGAATTATCTTTTCAGTATGGTCTTTCGGTCTCAAAGTCTCGCGGCCCTGTCTCACGGG